CGGCATTAACCTATAAAACAAACAGAAACTTTACACTTCCAGCTCTAAAATTAGACAGCACATTGGTACCTAAATACCCACTTTCAACTGTAGATGCTACTGGATTGCTTCAAACTGGATATTCTTATTATGTGACCTATTTGGTCGAAAGCGGACCTCAATATTTATCTGGATATAGTTATGGTTATCCTCAAATATTTAACTGTAATTATATTTCAAAAATTGATGGGGTGTCTGATTTTAATGGTGACCCTCAATATCTAAAAGTAGAATTTGCTAGCAACGGTTTTCCGTTTTTAAGAAATGGAGTTGGAATGACCACTTTATCTGGAACTGGCTGGAATGCAAATAAAGTTCAATTAATGGTTAATAAGGTTGATACAACACTTTACCCAAACATGCAAATTGATGATTTGCCAACTGATAATTGGAGATTAATTTCAAGTGAACCATCTGGTAATGGTATTTATAGCGGAGGAAGTAGCTCAATTGATGCTGCTAGTTTATTGACATTTACATACATTGCTTCTCAAGAGGATTATAATTCAGGTTCCACATTTGCTTTAAGTGGTAAATATTCTGCTTTCACAATGAATTCAGATGTAACACTTACTGGGTTAACTTTTGGTAATGAATCGTTCTTTTACGGAAACATAAAAACATGTATTTTAGCCACAACGTTTAAGACTGTATTAACAGTTCTTGCTCCTGACAATCAGTTTAATTCTACTTTAAATCCATCGTTTAATCCAGCATACAATACAGATACATTTATTACAGAGATTGGAATATTGGATAATACGAATGTGCTGGTAGGGGTAGGAAAACCTACGTACCCTATAGTAAAAAACATAAACAGGTATTTAGCATTTCAATTAGAAATTGATTTTTAAAAAAATAAATTACAATATTTATAAAAAAGTTATAAAATGGGAAAAATAATATCAGCAGCAACAATATATGCCACAGCATACTTAACTGAAAAAGGCAGGGCTTATTTGTTTAATAAGGGCAATATTCGTTTTGATATAAATGGTAATGATTTATTTGAAATCAAGAAATTTGCATTGGGTGACCCAGACGCAAACTATAAAACGCCAGAAAGATTAATCTCTGGAGACGTTCCTGATATTACAGGAAAATCAGAAGGTTGTTTAAAAGCTACTGCTGATTATATACAAACAACTTTATCTTATTTTACCGTTGACGCTTTAGCTTTTGTTATTCCAATATACACAACAAATCTTATAGGAAATACGCTTACTATAAATACTGATATTACATTCCCGTTAAATTCGCCAACTGATGTTCCTCCAACTGGTGGAGCTCAAACTTTACAACTAACTGAATTTGTCGGAACTGTCGGAACTGTCGGAACTGTCGGAACTGTCGGAGGTACTGTAGGAACTGGAACTGTCGGAACTGTCGGAACTGTCGGAACTGTCGGAACTGCAAATATTGAAAAATTTGGCGCATAAAAATATAGATAAATAAAATTAATAAACATTTAAATAAATAAAAATTATGGCAGCAGCAGTAATAGTAGGACCACCACAAGACCAGGTAATATTAATAGCAAATATTAACCCTCAAAATATATCTTTTAAGAGCACAGTTACTATGTTTACAACTGATGCAAACACTAATGCTAATGTTAGTGAAGGTTATATTGTAGCTGGACCTACAGCTGCAGGCGTAACCCCACTTTCTCTTGGTAATGGTAAGCTTGCTATACCTCTTACACCTAGTTCAAGTCCAGGTTCACCTTATTTAAAAATACATTTTCCAACAAGTCAAAATGGTTTAAATAAATTGTATGTGACTTATTGTGTAGCAAATTCTTTTATGGCTGATGGGTTTTATGATTACACTACAGGTGTACCAACAACATACATGAATGCATTAAGGGCGTGGATTAATACAAATCCACAAACTGGACAGCCATATACAAATCAATTACCAGTTGAGAGAAGCAGGGCTTTTACTTTATCTGATTATGGAGAAACAACAAATAAGCCAGCAAATTCTGTAACTTTTTTTATAGTTTACCAAGGAACTTTTTCTGCAGCTCTTCCAGTACCAACTGAAGCAGTAGTAGTTTTTGGAGGCAACGTTCAAAAATTTGGTACATAAAAAAAAACAGAAAAATTTAATATAAAATAATTTAAAAAAAAATATGGCAACTCAAATATATAAACCAGTAACAAGTACAATATCTACAAGACAAGAAACGTCTTCTATTAAAACCGTTAACTTAAGTTCGTTGACATTCTCCTTTTGTGATAGAACTAGTCTAATAGAAAAAAACACAAATTATTTTGTGTCATTTAACTTGCCAGTAGCATATTCATCTTTACCAAGCGGGTCAACATTAGCACAGACTTCTCCGCAATTATTACAAATCAATGTAGATAATATTATTGTTTGTCCAATACCAAGAGAATTTTATAGCGAAATAATTGATGGTCGTAGTGTTACATTTACTGTACCTCAATTATCGGGTTTAACTAGCGTAAGCGCTAAAACAGTTGTGTCTAGCACTTATACAACACTTAGCAAAAAACAAAATAATGCTTTTCTTGGAAATAACTTAGCATTTTTATTTTGCGATGAAATTAATAAGCCATATACAGGAAAAACAGGCGGTGGTTTATCTCATAGCGGTAACAGTACATGGAATACACCCTTTTTCATTAACAGGCCACCTGCAGTACCTTATTCTAATTTAGTTCCAGCAATTGATATAAATACAGACCAAAGACCTCTTTCTGGAGTTAATTATGCAGTACCAGTAACATCTACATATCCAACAAATACAAATCAGGGTTACAACTATGATATTCCAGTTGGATTTATTTGTTTAGATAAAGGATTCTTAGTATTGACGCATCCTAAAATTGTTAATAACATTCCTTGGTCACAAGGTTATGAGCAATATACCAATACTTTAAATTCGTTATCTGGAACAAACAATATTTATTTTAACTCAACAGGACAAGCTAATTTAGTTTTCACAGATATTAATATAAATTATATTACTTCTGTTGTATGTATTGCTTTACCAACTGAGTTTTTCTTTACAAACAATCCAAGTTGGGATTTAACCAAAAATGCTCAAGAGTTTAATAATAATACAAATAATTATGACCCTCTTTCTATAACTGAAATAGGTCTTTATAACATAAAAAGCGAATTGATTGCTATTGCAAAAACAAGCGAGCCAGTAGAAAAAGCGTACACAGACTTGTTAACATTTGACTTAAAGATTGAAGTATAAATAATACTCTTTTTAATTAGAAAAACCTTGATAATAGTCAGGGTTTTTTTTATTTTTATAAAAAGAGAAAATTATGATATTAGCACTGGATATTTCTACTTCATGTATTGGATATGCCTTATTTGATGAAGACGGAAAATTAATTGAACTTAACTGCGTTAAATTTGCAGATAAAATAACTATTTTTGAAAAACTAGAAGAATTCAAAAGAGTTACTGAATATCTTAAGAAATTTCCAATTACATTTATCGCTATCGAAGAGCCATTAAAGAAATTTATGGGTAAATTCTCATCAGCAACAACCATTGCTCTATTAAACTTCTTCAACGGAATGATTAGCTCTTATCTATATTTAGAATTTGGGATGGAACCAATTTATTTCAACGTTAATAATGCCAGAAGTTTGGCTTTTGGTAAAAGAACCAAGTCTGGCACTTCTAGCGAAAGTGAAGATAAGCCAGAAAAAGGTGGAAACTCTATTAAACATGATATCTGGAAAAAGGTAATGGAGCTGGAGCCACTAATCAACTGGAAATATGGCCCAAGGTCAATGAAATTGCTGGATGAGAACTATGATATGGCTGATGCCTATGTAATTGGACTTGCCATGCTTATTACCATAGACAAACAAAAGGGTCCAGCTACAATAAATTAATTGGTAAAATCACTTTTTTTTAATTATATTTGCAACTATGTTAAATGGTCAGGACGATTACATAATTGTTAATATAATTGAGGGTTTTTTGGGCTCTCCACGATTTAGTAAAGATTCGGAGACAAGAGTTCAGTGGGAGTTTAATTGCCCATCTACAACCTGCCGTCATGATGCCGATAAATTCAACCTGGCCTACAAATCAAATGATAAAGTTTTTAAATGCTGGAAATGTAAGTATAGCGGTTATGTTCATAGGCTTGTTGGAGAATATGGCTCAAAGGATGATATAAAAAGATTAGACCTTATTTTACCAAAATACAACAATCACACATTTAATGTTTTTAGAAGACCAAAACTAGATTACGACTTAATTACTTGTGACTTACCAGATGGTTACTTACCACTTAGTGAGTTGAGAAAAAGTAGACTCTATGATTTGGCTTGGGACTATGCGGTTAATCAAAGAAAAATTTCTCCAGCTCAAATAGATAAATTTAAAATTGGATATACTGAAAGCGGTACTAGAAAATTTAGAATAATTCTTCCCTCTCTTAATTCGCACGGAAAAATAAATTACTACGAAGCTAGGGCTTATTTGAAGGATGCTAAGAGAGCTTATATGAAACCAGACTCTCCAGATAAACAAGATATAATTTATAATGAATATTATATTAATTGGGATTTACCAATATATTTAGTTGAGGGAGTATTTGATGCACTTAGAATACCAAATGCAATTCCGATGCTCGGAAAAAACCCTTCTGAATTACTAATAAATAAATTATTAAAAAATAACTCAACGGTAATTGTTTGTTTAGATTCAGACGCATTCAAAGATGGTATGGGAATTTATAAACAACTTTCTTCTTTGGGATTAAATGTTTTTTTTATAGATTTAAAAGGACAAAAAGATATTTCAAAAATATATGAAGACAATGGTCAAGAAAAACTAAATGAGGTTTTAAGAACAGTAAGAAAGATAGATGAAACTTTTGAAATAAATAAAATATTAAACGAATAATATGAAGATAGCACACTTAGCAGATATACAAGTTAGGTTCGGTTCGAGACATGCTGAGTACAGGTCCGTATTTGAAAGATTATATGCCGATTTAAACAAAATAAAACCAGATAGAATTGTTGTTGATGGAGATATTAGTCATCACAAAATAAACATTTCGCCTGGTTCATTTGATTTGATTTCTGAATTTTTGGTTAGCTTATCTAGAATAGCTCCAACAGATGTTATCCTTGGAAATCATGATATGAATCTTCAGCAGATGGAACAAGGAGATGCAATCAGCCCAATATTAAACCTAGCCAATCTAATTCAAGATGAAAATAAAAAGGTCGCTTACATCGTAACAAACGAAAACAAGGACTCAATAGATTTTTCAAAGAAAGCAATTTACTATTATCCAGACAGCGGATTTTATAAGCTTGCTGATGATTTGGTTTATGGAGTATATTCCATGAAAGACAATCAAATTCTATCTTTAGACAAAAAAGAGCCAGGTGTAAATTATGTGGCGCTTTTCCATGGACAAGTATTTGGCGCTAGAGGAGATAATGGCCATACTTTAAATTCAGACAATCTTATAAAAATAAGCACATTTGACAATTTTGATATTGTTATGATGGGTGACATCCACGAATACCAAACTTTCCGTGAAGATGAAAGTATGGCTTATTGTGGCTCTTTGATTCAACAGAACTTTGGAGAGGCAATAGATAAAGGTTATTTACTTTGGGATGTAGAAAAAAGAACTCATGAAAGAAAATATGTACCAAATGATTTTGGATTTGCAAAAATAACAATTGCAAAAGGAGAACAATTCGATGACCGAATAGAACACATTAGATTCAGCAGCAATAAAAAGAAAACAAAGGTTTATGTAATCTGGGAAGATTATGAAGAGAATTTCTCTCAAGAAAGAGAAAATCAAATCATAAAAATGGTAAAAGATAAACACGGCTGCGAAATAGTAAAAGTGCAATTCGAGACCATTGTAAAAGATATTATTGTTGACGAAAATGATGCTGACGAAACCTATAAACAGAGTGAGGAATATTTAAAAGAATTTATTAACAATGGAGATTTTGATTGTTCTAAAGATGAAATAACTGACATAATAAAACTCCATAGAGAAACAAACGAAAAACTAGAATTAACAGAAGAGGAAAAAGTAAGCTCTGAATGGAAGTTAAATAAGGTTGAGATTAGTAACATATTTTCATTTCCAGTTAAACCAGCTATAATTGATTTCGATTCATTACAAGGTATTACTGGGGTTTTCGGAAAGAACTATAATGGTAAATCTAATTTTATAAAAGCGTTTGTGTGGGGCCTATATAAAGAAATTCTTGGCGGAGGAAACCCTAGCTTTATAACAAATATTTACACAGATTCAAACAAGGGTTATGTAAAAATATGGATTACCATTGATGGCAAAAAATATTATATTGAGAGGTCTGTTAGGACCACCGTTAAAAAAGACGGAACCTCTTCTAATTCTTATTCCATATTCTATAAAACACTAGAGTTTGAATATGATGAAGAAGGAAATTTAGATAACGAAAAATGGGAGAACGAAAAATCAGATGAGAAGACTGCAGAAAAAAATGAAGTCAGCAAGTTGGTTGAAAATGCTGTAGGTACTTTTGATGATTTTACAAAAACATCTCTCCAAACTCAAGGAGGTAAAGATGATTATTTAAACATGTCTCAGCAACCAAAAAATTCTTTAGTAAGTAAATATCTTGGACTGGAACCATATAAGCTTAGATATGAATTCAGAAAAGATTTCTTCAATGATATTAAAAAGAAGCAAAAAGAACTTGGAGAAAGACCTAAAATAGAAGAGGAAATAAAAAGATTGGAATTAGATAAAACTCTAAAAAAACAAGAATACGAAAACACAGTATCTGAAAAGAAAGAGGCTAACGACAAAAGAGAAAAGGCGGATAATGAAATTTTAGAGCTTACAAAAAAACTGGAGAGACTAGAACCAGTGTCAATTAATGATAAATCTAAAATTAATGGATTGGTAACTCAGCACAGTTCTGATATTGATACCAAAACAAAGGAGTCTAAAGCCTTATCGGATTGGCTTTCTACTAACTTCAAAAAAGAACTTCCGTTTGATGAAAATACTACGGTAGAACAATTAGAAGATAACCTAAAAAAAGAAAGAGACGCTTTAACAAAAGATAAGGAAGAATATTTAACCACTGAAAAATGGCTTAATGAAAATCCAATAAAAAAAGAAACATCAGTTGATGGATTTGAAGATGATATTGATAAAATAAAAGAAAGCATTATTCAACTTGATGGCTTGCTTTTAACGTTTAAAGGAAAGAAATGTCCTACATGCGGAACTATACATGCTCAAGCAAATCCACATAAAGAGGAAGAGTGTATTGAGGAAATTAAACAAAAGAAAGAATTACTTAAACACAAGCAAGATAAAATAAAAGAAAGCAATGATATTAAAACCCATAACATAAACTTTCAAAATAAATCAACTAAAAAAGATTTGTTGAAACAATCTTTATTAAACAGGAAAGAAAAAGTGGACTCTATTAAAGCAAAAATAGAGCTGTTCAATAAATCAAAAGATATCATAGAACATAATCAACAAGTTGAAATAAAGACTTCGAACTTGACTAAGACCAAAGAAAGAATTGACTATTTAAAAAATGAAATTGTAAAATTAAATGAAGACCTAGTAAAAATTAAGAATAATGAATCTAAGATTAAAAACAATGATATATTAAAAGTTCAAATTGAAGATTTAACTGGAGATGCAAAAGCCCATAAACTAACTGTATTTAATTTAGATAAGCAAACAAATATTTTGTTTGGAGAGCTAAAGGTTATTGAAAATAGTATTAAAGCCCAAGACCAAAAGCTTATTGATATTAAAGAGTATGAAAAATTATATAAAAAATATTCAGTATATCTTCAGGCTATGCACAGAGATGGGATTCCAGCTTTGATTATTAGAAAAAAACTACCACTAATAAATCATAGAATAAATACAATTTTACAGCAAGCTGTTGATTTTAAAATTGATTTTGATATCCTAGCTAATGGAGATTTAGTTGAGACTTTCTATTTTAATAATGACAAGTCAGATTCTCTTCCTTTATCTTTTGCATCTGGAGCTCAGAAGTTCGTTTCATCTATAGCAATAAAAGATGCTCTGCACTATATCAGTAGCCTTACAAAACCGTCTCTTTGTATTATAGATGAAGGGTTCGGTACCTTGGATGATGAGCTTACGTTTGAAATAATTAATATCTTGAACTATTTAAAAAATAAGCACAAGAATGTTATTGTGATATCACATAGAAATGAGATAAAAGATTTCGCTGACAATGTGATTGAGGTCATGAAGGTTCAACAAGGACTTACTCAAGAAGTAATAGATAACAATCCTAAGGCTGGGGTAACAAAATTAAACATTAGATAAAAATGGATTTATCATCGCCAGACCAAAACAAAAAGAAAAGGGGAAGGCCACCAAATAAAGTGGCTGCGGAAGCTGCTATGGATTTGATTAAGAAAGTAGAAAAAGAAACCGATGAAGAGACATTAATAAAAGAAGCAGAAGAGGCGGAGTTTGAAAAATATCAAGCTACAATGAAAGCTGAAGCTGCTAGAGTAAAATTGGCTCAAGAACAAATCAAAAGAAAACTAAGAGAAAATTTGAAAAAGAAAGAATTGGAAGACATCAAAAAAAATACATTAAAATATCTTGAGTCTGGTAGTAAAATAAAATGGAAGGCAATTGGAGCTGGAGATACCCTGCATGGTTTCTATAAAGACAAGTTGGTTTTTGAAATAAAAAAGGGACTAGCTATGTTTAATTTATATCTTAAAGATAAAGAAATAATCAAAGAACAAAAAATAAGGTCATCATACATGTCTTGTTCTATGACTCTTCATAAATTAAAAAATAAATCAGAAGATTTTATAAAAAAGATTCAAGAATTAAAAGACAAATCAAAAAAGCTTATTTAGCTTATCAATCTTTTGTTGTAATTTTTTAGCATCCTCTTTAGCTTTTGTATTAACTGGCGCTTGAGGTGTTTTTGGAACCACTGGTTTATCTGGAGTTTTAACAACAGGTTTCTCAATCTTAGGCTCTTTTGCCAATGCTTTAGCTTTGTTTTTAGACACGTTAAGCTGTTTTTGGTATTCCTTAGCACCATCTGGATTAAAGCTCGCTATAACGCTTGTCATTGAAGAATCATTAGGGTTATATCCAGGTAGCCCAACCTTATCAAATAGCCTACCAGTAAAGAACATAGATTTTACATTTGATGCCTTAAAAAGTCTCCATTCATTTTTTGCCTGGGCACTTCTAATTCCAGTTTCTATTGCCTTCTTTTCGGATTGGCCCTCTACATGTATTCCTCTCACAACAAGTTGGCCTTTTTTGTCATATCCCATAGCTACAGGCTGAACAATCCTCATCTTCCAGACTGGCATCTTGTATTTTGTGTTGTTACTTTGAAATACCATACCAACCTCCATACCGCCTTCTATGGCTTGTTTCATTATGTTTGTATCAAACTTTACTCTTTTAGAGCTGTTTGAATACAAATCTTCAACCTCTTTTAAGATACTGGCACTTTTGCTTGGTTTTAGGCCAGCAAGTTCTCCTAAACGTTTGATATATGATTCTGACAATAACATTGTTAGTATAAATATTTGCCAAAAAGCTTATTTTGTCAATTTTTTTTTATATTTTTAAAGCAAATTATGGGAAAGCCGACAAACAAAGCCGAAGAATACGAAGCATTACAAAATAACGTCACCAATAAAGTTCATATTAGCTTTAGTGAGTTTTCTTTATTTAACCAATGCGGACACAGACATTTACTTGAAAAAAAACTAGGAATACTTCAACAGCCGCCATCTATTCATCTATATTTTGGTAATGCAATACATGCCTCAATTGAAACAACTTTAAAAGAACATCTAAATATAGAAAAGAGAGTTGAGTTTTTCAGGTCCACATTCACAAAAGATATGATGGATAATATGAAAGATACTTCTGATTTTAAAAATAATTTTTATGACTTTATTGACCAAGGAGAGCACATTTTAAGGATACTTGATTTTGAAAAGATACTTAAAGATTATGAAATTGTGGCTATAGAAGAGGCTTTATATGAAAACGTTCATCTAAATTATTTCTTTAAAGGATTTATTGACTTGGTTGTTCGACACAAGATTACAAAAAAGTATAAAATAATTGACTGGAAAACATCTGGAACCGATTGGGTTGTTTCAAAAAAACTAAAAGAAGAAATTTTCCTTGCTCAAATGCGATTCTATAAATTCTTCTGGGGAAGAAAAAACGAGGTATCAATGGACCAGATTGAATGTGGATATGTCGTTTTGAACAGATTGAGAGATAAAAAAGATGCAAAGTCATATCCAGGTAGATTGCAGGAAATTGATGTAGATTCTACACCAGAAGAAATTAGGGGTTCCTTAGAAAAGTTAGCCGAAACAATCAAAATGATTCATATAGACAAGAATTTTCCTAAGGTGAAACAAATATCTGGAGTTGGCGGATGTATATTTTGTCCACTTAAAGGTGGTAAGCACCCTCTCTGCGATTCCAGCGATAAGCAATATAAGAAAATACTCAAAGAGTATAAAAACAAACAATAGTTTACACCAAAACCAAGGCCAAAAGCCTTGGTTTTTTGTTTTAATATGCTTATATTTTATAAAAAGAAAATTATGGCATATTATAATAAACAACAGATTGTGGAATTTATCAATTCTTCATGCGACAAAATAAAGTATGAAAAACATACTCCTATTACTGACCCACAAAAGTCTCTTACAGAGTTAACGGATGAACAAGATTTAATAGGCTTCTTCTGGCTTGAGCTTTCTCAAAATGGAGAAAATGGAGTTGGAATAAAAATGGAAGGTAAACTTTTTGTGAGATTAAATTCAGATTTTTATACTGATGATAGATTTGCCGTGGACTCATATCATGCTGCAAAAGAAGGTGTTTCTGTAACTGATATTATTAAAAAAAGAGATAAAGAAAAACTAGAAGCTAAAAAAGAAATGAGTCCTGATGTTTTAGAGACTTTAAAAAATTATTTGTCTAAAAATACAGATGATATTACTGATAAATAATGTTTTATTATGGAATTAAAAGAGCTAAACGAATTAAAAAATTATAACGAACTTGACTTGCTCCATAAGCTTATTGAAAAGGCTGAAGGGATTAAGAAAAGAACTGAACAAATTTTAAAAGGAAATAAATCAGCTGGAGTTGATGTAAGGAAAGCTATGCAAGACATAAGAATGCTTTCTGAAATTATAAGAGACAAAGTTCAAAGAGGTAAATTTAAAAAAGAATCAATAGAAGATTCTAAATTATACAAAGCAATAGAGGCCGAGAAAAAAAGATTGTTGCGTGAAGAGGCTAGAATTAAAGAATTGGAAGAAAAAAGAGTAACTCAGCGCTAAAAAATGGCAAAGAAAAAAGAAAGAGAATCAAAACAATTTTCAGTAAACATCAGAAAATTAAGAACAAACTACGAGTTAAGGTTTGACTATAATAAGATGTTAACTGAATATATAAAAACTTTCCCAAAAGAACATAGAGGGATTAGGGTTGATAGTATTATAAACGCAGACGGTGTTAAGAAAGATGATTGGGTGCGAATTATAAGAGATGTTGCTATGGGCCAAATGATTTCTTTTTTTCTTGACAACGGTATTGCATTTACATTTGAAAATGTTCCAGAAGAAGATATAAATAAACTAAGAGCAGAATATTTAGAAAGACAAAATAGATTAATACAAGTTTTAAAATTAAAAGCTGATAATTTGGCGATTGATGACAAGCCGCTTAGTTTTATGAAAATTCAACCTCACCCTTACCAAAAACAGGCTGTAAGTTTTTTTGAAATAAACAATGGGATTTCTATTTTAGGCGACCAACCAGGCGTTGGAAAAACATTGCCTGCATTTACATATGCAACAAAACATAAACTTAAAACTCTTATCATTTGTCCATCATCCCTAAAGTTAAGCTGGAGAAATGAAATATTAAGATTTACACATGAAAAACCGTTTGTATTTAAATTAAAACCAAGAAAGAAAAGTAATATAGTAGCTTATAAAAAAGAAGAATCTCTTTTTCATATTGTAAACTATGAATCTTTAGAGACGTATCTTAAGATGGAATATAAGCATGTTTGTAAGGGCCAAAAGCTTATACCAGGAAAGGGAATGCAAACTTGTAATACCGAAATTGTAGACCTTTTAAAAAAACATAAAGAGTGCCCAATTTGTAAAAATCAAAACTCATTCAAAACAAAAGTTGTAGGATATAAAGGATTTACTGATGATTTTGACCAGTTCATTGACCCTGCTGAATATGACCTTCTTGTTATTGATGAGTTTCATAGGATAAAAGAAAAAAAGACTAGCTGGACACAAATAATCAGAGAAGCATTTAGAGATGTTATTCCAAGAAAAATATTGCTATCTGGAACCGCAATTAAAAGTAGGCCTGCTGAATTTTTTATGGGACTTAATTTTCTGGACCCTAAAACCTGGAATAACCAACATGAATTTGGCGTTAGATATTGCGCAGGATTTCAAGATACGTTTGGATGGAAATATGACGGAGCATCAAATTTAGAAGAGCTTTATGAAAGGATGTCTCCAATATTTTTAAGAAGATTAAAAAAAGATGTGCTTAAACATTTGCCACCAAAAACTTATACAAATATTCCTATTGAATTAACTCCAAGCGAATATAAAGAATACAACACTCTTTTAGAAGATTGTATAAAAATAGTAGATGGTAAAGAAGTTAAAGAAGGATATTTAGAAAAAGTTTTAAAATTAAAATTATTCTTAGCCAAATGTAAACTTAAACAAACAATAGAGTTCATACAAGAAATTGTTGATTCTGGTGAGAAGGTAGTTATAATGTCAGACTTCCAGGAAATAGCCGAAGCTATTCATGAGCACTTTAAAGATGTTTGTGTTTTACATACTGGTTCTATGAACGACATAAATAAACAAGAGTCGGTTGATAGATTTCAAAACGATAAAAAAATAAAAATTTTCTCTGGAATGATTATCGCCTCTGGCGTTGGAATTACACTAACTGCTGCTAGCAAACTTATGTTTATGGGATTTGCCTGGACATCTGGAGACATGCAACAATGCGAGGATAGAATACACAGAGCGTCAACAACTCATGATAATATTCAGATTATAACCCCTTATTGTATAGATACAATAGATGAAGATATTATGCAAATGCTAGAAGAAAAAGAAAAAATAGTAAATAAGGCATTAGATAATACAACTAATTTAGGTAAAAATATACAAACAAAAGATATTGGAATATTAAAATCTTTAATTAATAAGATAGCCAATCAATAACTTTTCTATATTTGAAATATCTTTATAAGATATACGAATCAGTTTTATTTTATTTTCTTTGCAAAAGTAATTTTTTATATTATCTCTAAATTGGATATCTTTTAATTTGTTGTGTTTAGAAAATCTCATTGGATTGAAATGCTGCTCTCCATCGTATTCTATACATATATTCATATCTGACAAATAAAAGTCAAATAACAATAATTTGTTTGTTTTTGTATTTTTACAATCATTAAATGTTTTCTGAGACTCAAATTTTATTTTTTTATTTTCTAAAAACTCTCTTATTATTTTCTCTCCTTTTGAATTTTTACATTTTGGGCACCCACTCCCTCTTTTGTGGTAATCTAAAACTTGTAAAAATTCTCCATGTATATTACATTTTATTTTTATTTTATCTTTAGCTCTTTTGAACTCACTTTCAGAATAATCATACTTATTATCATGAGTTTTTAAAAGAATTTCTTTTATTTCATCATTTGTTAAGTTTCTTCCACTGCATTTTGGGCAGCCTTTTCCATCTATGTGAGCCTTTGCTGTTTGTGTAAAAAAACCGTGTTCAGCGCAATTTATTATTATTTTAGAAAAAATACCTCTATAATCCAATTTGTCATATTTGTATTTATTATCATGAATATTGTTAAATTTTTTAATAATTTCATCTGTAGAATATATTTTATTTCCAGCGCAACTTTTACAGCCCTTACCTTGTAGGTGATTGTCTGGAGTTTGCTCAAATACACCATGCTCTGGACATATAATTTTAATTTTAGTCTTAGCATTTACATACTCAACTAATGAATAGTCATATTTTTTATTGTGAATTTTTATTGCTTTTTCTATAAACATATGTTTATAAATATAAAGAAAAAACAGATTTGGAACAAGTTGATGATTTGAAGAGTCTTTTTGGAAGAATTAAGGAAAATAATACTTTCAATTGAAAACTGTTTTTTTCTCTATATTTATTATAAAAACATTAAAACCTTCAATACTATGAAATTAACTAACACTCAATTACAACAAATCATTAAAGAAGAAGCTATTCGTTTGAAAACTAGAATGATGCTTGAAAATGAGAAAACTCAAATCGAGAAAAGACTTCAACAACTTGAAGAGTGCGATATGATGGAAACTCAAATGGAAGAAAATTCTATTATGGAAGAAGCATTTACTGAGCCAGAAGCTAGACAATGGTTAGGTACAATGGCTAAAAGTCCAGTAACGGTGAAGCAACTACAAACTAATGTTAATAGCGCTTTAGCTTTAGCTAAGGCAGGTACTCCTCCAGCTTGGTTAGCTCCAGCTGTTCAAGGTAAAGACTTAAATGATAAAAACCAATTCAATGCAGCTTTCCAAGCTATTTACAAAATGTTTAGTGATGCATATGTTCCTTATTACATTAAAAACGGAAAACAACCATATCAATGGGATGTAAATACAAACACATTTACTCCTATGAAAAGTTCTGGAACTGGACTTGGATTCGGAATGGGTACTCAACACGAAGGAAAAGAAGTTAAAGGCGATAAAATCTAAATTAATAAAATTTATAAAATAAGAAAGCTCTCAATTTGAGAGCTTTTTTTATTTACATATATTTGCCCATTTCCTCTGGCGGTGTAAATGACATATTAATAAGACAGCGCTTAGCTTCGGCCATGCATTTTCTATTATAATGTAGTTTAAATAAAACGATTGATATGATTAAAAATAAGATACAAATTGGTTGTTTTGTGCAGAATTGATATATGCTAAAAATTGACGTAAATACGAGACTTGCCAATAAAAACCAGTGAGTAAACACATTTACATTGTAGTCTTGTATTGTATCCAATAAAACTGTTTGGTTCCATACCTCCAGTTCTTTTTTGTTCATTTTTAATACCTCATCGCTAGGCAATTCCAATTCAAAATTCTTATCTTCGGCTTCTGGCTTACTAAAGCTCATTTTGATGGCTTCTAAAATGCCTGTTAAAAATATCATTACTACTTTCATGTGTTTTCCTTTATCTTATTATACGCAATACTTTTTAAAAAGTTTCACTTCTATAATAAATATATAGGTTTTTTGGCCTATTTATTAGAAATAATACTCAATAATGGCTGATAAAA